TTTACAGCATACGTCATGGCACTCAATACTTGTTAGTTTACGCCCTGCTGCTTTAGTAAATACCCCTACACAGAAGTTGAATAAATCATTTAAAGGGTCTGGACCACTTGCTCGCCCGCCAAAGGTTTTAAGCCTGGCTCCTGCTGGACGAACTCTACCCATATCCCAATTTGGTATTTTACCTGCGTAAAGCATAGCAATCAACTCACGAAAGGCACTTGCCCACCCTAGTTTACTATCACTTACTACAATAACTGAGTTTGTTTTGTGAAAGCTCTCAGCAACCTCTGGTAGTTTAGCAATAAAGTTACGCTCAACACTAAATCCTACACCTGTTCCGCACATCAATACATACATAAGCTCATCAAAAGCTCGTGGATGATCAATATGTAAATAACTACAGTTAAAACCTGCCACGTTATCACGCTTCAGTGCTTCCCCTGCCGTCATCATACATCTCATAGAAGGCATAACCTCTAAAGCATGAATAGCTTCATAGATTTCTTGCCCACTTTCATCGTCAAGTTGTTCTCTTTCTTTAAAGAAATTAATATAACGGTTTACTGTTTCTTCCCAGGTCTCTCTGCGACCCTCGCTTTCTATCCATCGAGCATACCTGCTCTTGTGTATAAAACTTTGATATTGGTCCATTAAACCATTCTCCCTTGTATTTCGGATATATTATCCTTACCGATTGCATCATCGCAATATGTTACTAAATCCATCAATTCATAATTCTTTAGCAAGACATCTGCATTCGCATTCAGCTCTTGAATATACTTATAATGGCCCGGAATAGGTACGTTATCATAAATTGTCATAGCATCACCATAGTCTTTAATTAGCTGTTCAGCTCGTTTTGGACCAATACCAGTGATACCAGGAACATTATCGCCTTTATCCCCTGTCAAGCACTTAAAAGAGATATACTCTTCTGGAGCTACGTTATAGTGCTCACTCCAATTTTCTATAGTTACTTCTTTGCGAGTTACATAAGAGAATCTACTTACGCCTTCTTGAATCAATAAGTCCCAATCTCGGTCACTTGATATTAGCCATATTTCATCGAGTTTATACTTAGTCTTTTGTTTAACTAGGTGGGCAGCAAGATCATCTGCCTCTACACCTTTAAAACGTAGCACTGTATACTTTTCTGCTAGTAATTCTAATGTTTCTTCGTACTCTTCAAAGAAGTCTTTAAAGGCTTGCGCCTCTTCTTCTGTTTGCTGGTCGTACTTTTCTTTACGATTTTGTTTGTACTCAGGTAAAATGTCTTTTCTATATGTAGAAGAACCCCAATCCGCAGTAATAATAACATTACTACACTTATAAGAGGCTGCTAGTGACACTACTGTTGCAACATAATCATTTCTAAAATCTGTGCGACCTGCGTGTTTCCATCTAAAGGCAAGGTTTAACGCATCAACAACTAATGTACGTCCTGCCATGCCCTCCATCTGCTCTGAAAAACTAAAAGCCACCGATCCACTCCACTTTCTCTAGGTTTAACCAATCTTCTGCAAGTAATATATAACAGTTTAAGAACGCAACATATAGATACTCTTTAGTATTAATGGGTCGTTGTTCTACTACTACAAATACTTTTGATCGGTCATATTTAAAAAATAGCATAGGCTTTTGATCGCCTCCTGCCGCTTGTATTACTATCTTTTTCCACCAACGTATAAGATTATTCGTCTTAGGTTGTGTAAAAATTTTATCTGTTAAAGGAGAATCCTTATAGTTCTTTACTTCGATACAGAAATGATTTCTTTGATTTGGGACATATAAGTCTCCTTTCAAATACTCAAGAGCCCCAGAGGCTGGGACTCTCTCGAATTTCAATCCTGTAAACTCTCGAAGCATATCACGTACTAGATATTCGCCCCTCGCTCCTTTCGCTCTTGAGTCTACCATATTCTTCCTCGTTTAATCCGCATGATTCACATCGGTTATCTTTACATACAGTTATTATTAAATATCCGCATTCATGCCTCCAATAGTCCTTTGTTAATTCTGCGCCTCTTATTACATTCCACCACTGTCTACGCCTGCTACTGGTCATTAAAACGACCTGCTAACTGTGCCAATTAGTGAGTCTCCCTCATCATGTTTGATATAAGATACTCCCCAATCAAAGCCTGCCCATTCAAGACCGTATCCAGCCTGTATGTAGTCTCCTTCGAACTCTTTGCCAAATACTCCATAAGTTGTATAAAGACCGTTCCAATTAGCTGTTACAGAAGTAAAGTCATAGTCCATACCTTCTTCTCCGTCCCATGTACCATAGCTATGAGCTACAGAGAGGAACTTATAATCCAATCCTAGATTTACTTCTTCATAGGTTTCGTCAAAATCACCTGTGTAGTAGTACCCTGTCATTCCTGCTGAGGCAGTAAGGTCGCCTAATTCCCATGAGTAAGAGCCGTATAAATCTACTTCAGCTCCATCACCTACATCTGCTGTCCATACTCCTGCTGAAAAGCCTCCTGCTTCTATATCAACCCCCGCATTTAAAGAGTCTGCGTGTTGAAATATGCCTCTATAATGGTACTCTGATGCATATCCTATATTTCCTGAAAATTCTACTGCACCTACTATCGCACTTAGTAGGCATAACGATATTAATTTTTTATGTTTCACTATTTACTCCAATCCACTGACGTTGCCGTTCTTGACCACCTCAATCTTTTCCAAGAGAGGGTGCGTCCAACCATGTGATACTATATAAGTATTAAGAGGTTCATTTAATAACACCTCCACCATTTTCTCGCGTCCTGCATCATCTAATACATTTATTACTTCATCCAAGAATAATACATTTATCCTAGACTTAGAAATACTACTCATTAGCTTGCGAATGGCTATAAGAGTGGCGGTGTTTACTCTAGCTAATTCTCCTGAAGAAAGGGCTAGAATATCTACTATATTTCCGTTGTCTGTGATTTGTACATTGAGTTTATCATTTGAAACTATAAACTCAAGAGTGAACCTGCCGTCAGAGAGTTCAGCCAAATACTCATTTGCTAACTCTTCTAATTCTTTAACTAGGTTTTCAATCTTATAGGCAAGTAGCCCGTTAGTACTAAAAGACTTTTTTAGAATCTCTAAGGAAGTCTCTAACTTACTATGTTTTTCTAACTCAACTTCGCATTGCTTCAACTGTGTTAAAAATTCTTCTGTTTGCTCTTGTACTACTTGGATACGGGTGTTTTGCTTTGTTCTTTTTTCGTTCTCATCTGCGATACTTTGTCTAAGCTCTTTAGTTTGAAGTAGGTCAGCTCGTATGCTCGCCACCCTTGCTTCAAGCTCGTTTTTATCCACTGGACTCGCTGGAAGGGCTTGGTCAATAGAGCGAAATAAATCTTCCCAATCTTTTTTTGCAGTTGAGTTTTTAACGTATATGTCGTTACTTCGTTTGATGGTCTCAATTTCATCGTAAATTCCCTCAATTTTTTCCTGTGCTGTCTCCAACACCTCTTGCTCAACTGCAATCATCTCTTGTTTAAAAGAAGTGTCTACAGGTTGCTCACAAGTAGGGCAATGATCTCCCAAACCTTTTAGCTTCGTTAAAAGCCTCTGTGCACCCGTAGCGGCTGCTTTTAAACTACCTACTTGGGATTGTAGCCCATCGTAGGACTTTAAATCAGTTACAGGTGAACTGTTAATGGCACCTATATCTATTGATCCCAACAATGTCTTATATTGATTATTTTGTGAGATTTTTTTATTTTTTTCAGAGATATTTTGAATCTCTATCGTTAAACGACGCAAAGACTCTTCGTCTTTAGTCGTATCAATATCAAAATCTTCCAGAGGAAGTATATTGGTATCAGTCAATTTATTGTTGGCTAACCATTTCTCAATAGTTGCTAATCTTGAGGTGATCGTGGCAGTATGGACATAAGCCTCTCTAGCAGCCTCTTTGAACACTTCAAATAACTCTACATACTTCTCTAGGTGTAATAAGTCAATTAAGAACTTCTTTCGATTAGCATCAGTAGCAGTTAAAAACTGCAGGCTTGCATTTGTATTCTGGTACACTAATTGAGAGAAGGTTTTAAAGTCAACACCAATAATTTCTTGAATGCTTTTATAAGTATTAGTAGCCGTATGACTACTAATATCTTCACTATTTTTTTCTAGTTTCACTTTAATACTAGACTTTCGGGTAATAGTTATCTCATACCTATCCTCATCTTTAGTAAATGAAAGATAGATATTATAACCATCGTTTATGTATCTGTTGGGAATGTCTGCTTTCTTTATGCCTTTTGAGTTCTTGTTATACAAAGCTTCCTCAATAATCAATGGTATAGAGGACTTCCCCATACCATTAGTGCCAATAATTTGTGTTACTGTATTATCATTGAGTGTTAATTCATTACCAGAACCGTAGCTAAAGCAGTTATCCCATTTCAATGTTCGCAGCGTAATCATTATAAGTTCCTAAGATATCCGGTATTTTTTCGGGTGAAATTTCTAAAATATAAGTTAGATACTCTACTAATTCTTCGTCTATAGACATATCTTTGTTTATTATTAAAGAGGCTTCAGAGTTTCTTTTAACTACTTTCTTATCAAGTAAGTCGGAGTTTTTAACAGCAGCCAGATCATGAATGTCACCTTCTATCTCATAGATCGTGTGATCATAATCAGTAGGTATCATATCACTAGGATCTGATACTGTTTGGCGGATTAATTGTGGAAGTTTAAACTCTTCCCACATCCAACTCCAATCACGTTCATTGATAAGTAGATACCCCGTTTTAACTCTGCTCCTGTGAAAAGAAGTTGTCATAGGACTACCTGGATATACAATGTTACGTTGGGTGTTGCTATGAGCGTGTAAATCTCCTGCAAATACTACAGGGAAGTCAGCTAATAAATCTAAGTCTATTTCGGGTTTAACGTGGGGAGGTATCTCTCCACGAATGTGTGTAAACAAGGGCATTTTAGTATCGAAATGGTCTATGCTACCTTTCTTGTGGAGATCAGCGTAGGGCAAAATACCGTAGCCTGTATCTCTATCAATATACGAAATATCCACTATGTTAATAAGAGGGTTTATATCTCTGGATACTTGTTTTAGCTGTGTAAAGAATGTCTTATTCTTTTTAGTAGCTTCGTGATTTCCGTCATATATAATAGTTGGAATCTGTACTTTCCGAATAAACGAGAAGTACAGTTCCAGTTCCTCCATACTCGGAAGGCGATCAAATAGATCACCTCCGATTATATGCATATTACATTGTTTTTCTAGTTCGTAAACTTGTTCAAAGAACATTTCATACCGATCTACTGCCCACTTAACTGGGACGTTTTTCTGTCCCAGCTTTATGTGCCAGTCTGCGGTATATAAAATCATGCTGCCGCCCTTTTTCTTCTAAGAGGATATTGTATTTCATAAGTTTCAGTGTCTGCATATACTAATTCTATTTTTAAGCCTGAGTCAGCCTCAAACTTTTTTTGAACAGGTTTTAGTATTCTGTTAATTTTAGACCCGTCTGCTCTTCTAGCTAAAGACTTAACATCAATGTATCTTGTTTCTCCGGTTTGGAGATGTACAGATACCAGGTCTATAATCCCCTGACCGGTATCTTCTGTAAAAACTTGATAACCTTTTTTTATTAAGTCAGCATGAACTAAAAGAGCTGCTACTACTCCTTTACCATGTTTATCATAACTCATCCTACATTGAACTCCGCGTCTAGCAACTCGTCATCATTGTCCTGTCCTGCGTTGCGAACTCGATCAAGAAGCTCTTTCTGTGCATCAGCAGTAGGGCGAGGCATAACATCGTCCATAGACTTAAGGTCTGCAACAAGACCTAACTCTTCGTCTGTCAGAGCACGTGGCTTACACTTCAATGCTTGTAGTTGATACTCAACATTGTAAGGGAGCGGGCCTGTCTTAACTCTTTTAAAACAGATATCCCAGCCAGTTGTTTGGTTAGTAGGATCTCCAAGATCTTCTGCGGCAGTAATTACTTGCTCCCACAACTTCTTCTTAAGATTTGCTACTTTAACTTTGCCGTCGGCAGGGTCAATAACTTGAACAGCGTAGCTCCAGCCACACTTAAGATCTGGGAAGTATTCACGAACCCAATCTTTTTCTGCGTTATTAAACTTCTCTGCGTTACGGTCGAATGACAAGCACTCCAAAGGAATGTTCTTGCCGTTTTCACCTTCAATCCAGTAAACGTAACGAGCAAGGATATCGCCTACGATGCGCATCTTGTTATCGCCGTCTTTGTATGTGAAAGTATTAATTGATGATTTCTGGGCTCCGCCAGTTTGCTTATTAAATGATAATGCCATTAGTGTATATTCTCCTGTGTGACTTCTTCATATAGAAAGTGAATATTCTCGCCTTCTAATGTAAGTAGCCTATTTTCTGTGATAGTTTCTAGAGGTACTGGTAAATGCAGTAAATCTAGTGTAAGTTTTTTTGACACCATGTACTCTGCTAGGCTTCGGAGTGAAGCTAATGCATAGTACACCGAGATGTCGCGGCTTGAGTACTTATAAGAATTGAGCAAAAGAACATCTGGGTGTACTAAAAAATTATTACCCACGAAACTCATTTGCGAATACGAATAGATGGGGTCATATCTATTATTTGGAATTTTTCTCTTTATGA